GGAGACGAAGATGCGCCCGCAGGTATCGAGGGGGGGGGGTCATGGGTAGAAGGGGTCCTCCTCGCAAGCCTACGAAGCTCACACTGGTAGCTGGTAACCCCGGGAAGAGGAAGGTTAACCAGAAGGAGCCGAAGCCGACCCCAGGCGAGCCTACGTGCCCCAAGTGGATCGGCTCAAAAGCCAAGCAAATCTGGGACGAGGTGATTCCTGAGCTGCGAGCCATGCGGATGCTGGCCGGGGTAGATGGGCATGCGCTCGCTGCCTACTGTAAGTCGTATGCGAGGTACAGGGCTGCGGAGGAGTTCATTGATCGGCACGGCCAGACGTTTGTATTCAAAGACGACAAGGGCAATCCGAAGGGCGTGCAGGCACTACCAGAAGTCGCGATCGCTAAATTCTATCTGATAATGGTTCGTAACTACCAGCAGGAGCTTGGGTTAACTCCAAGTGCGAGGGCCGGAATTGAGATCCCAGATTCGCCAGAAGACGAAGCGAAGTTCGAAAAATTCTTCGGTCCGAAGACGCCGAAGGGCCGGAAGTAAACGGGGTCCGTACTACTTCGACAAGCAGGCTTCGGAGGTCGCGTGCACTTTCTTCCCTACGTTTCTGGTTCAGACCAAGGGCGAGTGGTCTGGAAAGCCCTTCACCCTTGCGCCATGGCAACGGGAGCTCGTGAGCACCGCCTTCGGATGGAAGCGCAGGGCTGATGGCCTGAGAAGGTACAGAGTCATTTACGTAGAGGTCGCCAAGAAGAACGGGAAGTCCACGCTCGCAGCCGGAATTGCTTTGCTGTTATTGTTTTGCGATGGAGAGCCCGGGGCCGAAATTTACTCCGCTGCCGCTGACAGGGATCAGGCCTCCATTGTTTTCGACCAGGCCGCGGCCATGTGCACGAGGAGTAAATACCTCTCGAAAATGTGCAAGGTCTACCGTAGGCACATCACGGTCCCGAATACGGGGAGCTTTTACAGGGTGCTGAGTTCAGATTCGAAGACGAAGCACGGTCTCAATCCGCACGGAATACTCTTCGATGAGCTGCACGTTCAGGACGATCGAGAGCTCTGGGACACCCTCCAGAGTGGTCGCGCCGCCCGCCGCCAGCCGCTTACATTCACTATCACGACTTCCGGTTACGATAGGAAAACGCTCTGCGGCGAGATGCATGACAAGGCCGTTGCCGTTCGTGACGGGAAGGCCGAGGACGATACGTTTTTGCCGGTGCTGTACATCAAGGAACCGAAGGACGATTGGGAGGACAGGTCAGTCTGGGAGAAGGCCAACCCGAGCTTGGGGATCACGCTCAAGCAAGACTATCTGGAGCAGGGTTACAGGGATGCGAAGGAGTCTCCGGGCTATCAGAACGCGTTCAGGAGACTGCACTTGTGCGAATGGGTCACCCAGGAAACGCGGTGGATCGATGACGAGAAATGGGATCTCTGCGCGGGCGAGGTGGACTGGCAAGACATGGCTGAGAGGTTGATCGGAAAGCCTTGCTTCGCTGGGCTCGACTTGTCGACAGTCACCGACTTGTCGGCTCTCGCTCTCGTGTTCGATGCCACGATTGTGCATGGTGACGCAGGCTACCCGAAGGATGCTGAGAAGGAGCTCGGGTCGCTTGTCGGACTCCCTCCAGGCTGGGAGTACGGAGACGAGATCCCGGCGTACGATATTTTGTGCTGGTTCTGGTGCCCGGACGAGGGCATAATCAGGCGGGCTCGAAAGGACAGGGTTCCGTATGACGTCTGGCGCGACGACGGAGCACTGATTTCGACCGAGGGGGACGCCGTGGATCACGGTGCCATCCGAAAAAAACTTCAGGACCTGGGCAAGGACTACCTGATTCAAGAGGTAGCGGTCGACGCCTGGAACGCTCACAAACTCATCACAGAGCTAGAGCAGGACGATGGCTTTATCGTCTCGCGTGTCAGCCAGGGATTCGGGTACATGACTGCGCCGACGAAAGAGCTTGACGCTCTCTACCGCAGGAGGCAGATCCGTCACGGAGGCCACCCTGCGCTGGCGTGGTGCGCCCACAATGTGAGCTTGGACATGGACGCCTATGACAACTGGAAACCGTCGAAGAAGAAAAGCAGAGAACGCATCGATGGCATGGTCGCTCTCGTGATGGGGCTGTCTCGTGCTATCGTGTCGAGGGATGCAGGATCGACAGCGCCGATGATCGAGGTGATCTGAGGCGTGCCGTTTATCGTGAAAGACGCTCTGGTGATCATTGGCTTGGCAGCGCTGGTCTGGGCCGGGTGGACAATCCACCGGTCTGTCGGTGTTGCTGTGTTCGGTTTGGAGCTGATTATCATAGGTGTCCGAGCGAGGCCTTCCAGAAGGGGTGAGCGATGATCTCAGAGGCTTTCCAAATCGAGAAGAGGTCAATCGAAAATCCGGAGACCACAGACTGGGCGAACCCTGCCAACTGGTTGACGGATTTCTTTGGAGGGGGCCCGTCGAAGTCAGGGGTATCGGTTAACCAAGACAGCGCTGTGAGAATGAGCGCCGTCTGGCGGGCCGTCCGCTTGCTGTCTGAGACGATCGCGTCGCTGCCGCTGTTCGTTTACCAACGTCAGGACCCGCGAGGCCGAGTGCGGGTTACGGATCACCCGCTGTCGGAATTGCTTCACCTGATTCCGAATCCCAACATGAGTAGTCTGTTCGTCAAGGAGATGATCCATGCGTTCGTGGTGCTGCACGGTAACGGGTACGCGGCACTCCGCAGGGACGGGACAGGACAGGTCCGAGAGATTTGGCCGCTCGTTGGAACAAGGGTCAGCCCGCACAGGCTGACGACTGGAGAGCTCGTTTACGTAATCAAGCTGGGGGACGGTACCAGCGAGACGTGGAGGTCTGGAAACATTCTGCACATTCCCGGCCTTAGCTTTGACGGTCTGAAGGGCAGGTCGGTTATCGGAGCGGCCCGGGATGCGATAGGTCTGGGGCTCGCTGCGCAGGACTATGGCGCGACGTTGTTCTCCCGAGGAGGGAGAATCCCGGGGGTCATCGAGACTCCGCAGGCTACGTTGACTCCGGACCAGCGCAAGAATCTGGAGGAGTCGTGGTCGAGCCAGGTGGGAGGGACTGACAACTGGCACAAGATTGCCATCCTTACTCGAGGCATGAAATACCAGACGGTCGGAGTTCCGCCCGAAGACGCTCAGTGGCTTCAGTTGCGCAATTTCCAGGTGACCGAGATCGCTAGGCTATTCGGAGTCCAGCCCCACCTTCTGTACGACCTTTCCAGAGCGACGTTCTCGAACATCGAGCAGCAGGGTCTGGAGTTCGTTATCTACACCTTGCGCCCACAGTTGGTCAGATGGGAGCAGGAGCTTAACCGTAAGCTGTTGACGTCTGAGGAGAGAGCGAGTGGCTTGTTCATTGAGTTCAATATCGATGCTCTGTTAAGGGGTGACAGCGCTGCGCGGAGTGCGTTCTACACCATCGGACGCCAGTGGGGATACCTGTCCGCGAACGATGTTCGAGACCGGGAGAACCTTCCGGGGCTCGGGGACAAGGGCGACGTCTACATGATCCCGTTCAACATGGGCAACGCTGAGGATCTGGTCAGCACGCCTGGAGGAGATCCGCTGCTGCCACCTCCAGATGACGATGCGATCAGGGCCCGGAGGGACGTCAGGACGCTCACCCTGCGCAGGAGAATCAAGCAGGCTCAGAAGCCTATCATCGAGGACCATGCTCGGGTGGTCGTGGCTCGCGAGGTCGGAGCCGTCAGGAAGCTCCTCAGCAGACTGGCCGCTTCCGAGGACTTCGGGGCGACCAGCCAGAAGTTCAAGGAGGAGCTGGAGCGGTTCTACGAGGATCATGCTGCCTGGGCTACCAAGCGGATGCAGCCATTGATCCGATCCTACGCTGAGCTAGTCGACGCAGCCTTGGCGGAGGAGCTGGGATCTGGTAGGGGTCAAGGGGTAAGTATTCGGGCCCTGACGCCGGAGCTCGACGTCTTTGCTACGACCTATTCCGAGAGGTTCGGGACCAGACATGCGAACGATAGCCGGAACCAGATCCTGGCGTTGCTGGAAGAGGAGAATCCGGTCGAGCTTATCGAGCAGCGCCTTACCGAGTGGGAGGAGAAGCGGCCTGCGAAGATTGCAACCCGAGAGGCTGTGCAGTTTATGGCTGCCGCGACGAAGGTTGCCATGGTCGCTTCCGGGGTGACGTTGATACGGTGGGTCGCCAATGCGGAGGCGTGCCCGTTCTGCTCGGAGCTCGACGGACAGGTCGTTGGAGTCGAGAAGGATTTCGTCGGTTCGAAGCAACCGGTGGACGGAGGTGCGGGTCAGAAGCCTATGAAACCATCTCACAACGTAGGGCATCCGCCCCTGCACAATGGCTGCGAGTGCGATATAGTCGCTGGCTGAAGGAGGTAACACCATGCAGCAGGTAGAGTTCAGACGGTTCCCGATGGAGCTGAGGGTCGAGGATGACGAGGAAGGAGGCGTCACCCTTTCCGGACACATTGCCGTGTTCGATGAACTGTCGAAGGATCTCGGAGGCTTCAAGGAGAAGATCGATCCGGGGGCTTTCGTGGATAGCCTGAAGCGGGACGATATCCCGGCGCTGTGGAACCATGACGCCGGGCTCGTTCTCGGGAGGGTGAAGGCTGGAACGCTGGAGCTGAAGGAGGACAAGACAGGGCTGGCGTTTAGGAACAAACCACCGGATACGACCTGGCTCAAGGATCGACTCGTGAGCGTGAAACGGGGAGACGTGTCGGGAGCCTCTTTCGGATTCATCACAGAGAAGGACGTCTGGGAGGATGCGAGGAGCGAGGACGAAGACGACGACACGAAGCTGAAGATCCGCACGTTGCAGAGGGTGCGGCTCATCGAAGTCTCTCCAGGGGTGACGTTCCCTGCCTACCCGCAGACCGATATCGCGGTGAGGTCGATGGAGCGCTGGGCGGCTGGACACTCCACAGATTCTGTGGTAGACATGGAACTGAAGAAACGACGCCTGCGTCTCCAAGAGCTAGCGTCTTAACTCGAAACACCCGCGCGCCAATGTGCCGCGACTCCCGGGGCCGAGTTCCCGGGGCGCTCGCGGGGGGCAGAAGCGCAAAGGCGTGACTCCTACCACCGGGGCCGAGCTTCCCGGTGAGCTGTCACAATAGACGGTTCACACGGAGGCTTGAGCTATGTCCGTTACGCGAATTTCCGAATTACGCAGGGAGAACTACGCTCTCCACAAGAGCATGGCCGCTCTGCTGGAGAAGGGGGACGAGAAGGATTCGTCCAACAAGCGGAAGGGTCTCAGCACGGAGCAGTCAGCCGAATGGGACAAGATGGACGCCGAGTACGAAACTCGGAAGGCCGAGATCGCGATGCTGGAGAAGCAGGCGGATCGCGAGTCGAAGCTGAAGGAGCTCGACGCTGCCAGGGCGGGGCGAGAGCCTACGCCAGGTGGAGATCCACCCACCCCCGAACAGAAGGTGAGGGCGGCACACGGCAGTGCGCTTCGAGCGTTCTTGTCCGAGTCGCCGACGAACTGGTCGGAGGAAACCAGGCAGGCGGTTGCTTTGAGTCAGAAGGAAGCGCCCGCCGAGGCGAGGGGCATGGGGCATTGCTTCACGCTCATGGGCCCGCGTCCGTTCCGGAAGGTCCGCCGGGGAAGCGAGATCGAGAAGCTGAAGGAGGAGCTGCGCTTCTTGGGGATCGTCACGGCTGGAAAGGGTCAGGAGACCGTGCCCGAGGATTTCATGGCAGAGCTGGACACAGCGATGCTGGACTTCTCAGGGATTCTCCAGACCGCGAGGACAATCACCACCGCGACCGGGGCTGCGATGCCGTGGCCGAAGGTGGACGACACCACGCAGATCGGTGAGCTGTTGGCTGAGGATGCAACCGCAGCGGAAGCCGACCCTGCCTTTACGGGAGTCACGTTCGACGCGTTCGTGTACTCCTCGAAGGCGGTGAGGGTTGCCAACACCCTGCTGCAGGATTCGGCTTTCAATCTGGAGTCCGAGATCGCACGGATGCTCGGTATCAGGTTGGGCCGGATCATGAACCTGCACGGGACCACGGGAACTGGATCGTCTCAGCCTCGTGGAGTCGTGACGGCGGTAGTCGCAGAGACCACGCCAGTTTCGGCAGCTTCACCTACGGCTGTTGCGTATGTGGATCTGGTGGACTTGCAGCACGCGGTCGATCCGGCATATCGCCCGCAGTCGGTCTTCATGATGCACGACACAACCGTGAAGGCTATCAAGAAGCTGCTCGACGGTGACCTCAGACCCTTGTGGTCATCCGGTATTGCGGTAAGGGAGCCGGACACCATCCTGGGTCACAGGTGGTTTGTGAATCAGGACATGGACGCCGACCCGCCCGCCGCCGCCGAGGAGAGCATCCTGTTCGGGGATTTCTCCAAGTATGTGATCCGGAGAGTTATCAACCCGGTGATCGTGAGGTTGAACGAGCTCTTTGCTTTGGAGTTCCAGACTGGATTCGTGATGTTCGACCGATGGGATTCCGATCTCGTCGATGCCGGAACGGGTCCGATTCAGGTTCTCCAGCACTGAGCATGAACTGAATCTTGGGGGGGCCGGGTTCCCTTGCTGACCGGCCCTCCCGGGATCAGTCTTTTTTCGCGGAGGCGAAACCATGAAGGTCAAGGTTCTGTCAATGGTTCGGCGTGGTAAGGCGATGTACACCAACGGAAAGATTGTCGAGTGCAGTGAGCGCGACGGCGCTGGATTTCTCAAGCATGGTCTCGCGGTGAAGGCTCCCGAGGGGGCCAAGGCGGACGGTAGTTTTTTGAACAGTGGTAGGCCAGAGCGAGCGACAGTCCCAAAAGGCGAGGTGACAGATCCAGGCACCGAGCCCGCAAGGTGCACGGCGCGAACGAAGAAGGGCAATCCTTGCGCTCGCTATGCCATCGCTGGATCAGACACCTGCGACCGCCACGCCGATTGACTAGGGGGTTGCGATGGCCTGGCAGATCAAGAAGGGTGAGAACTTAATCTTTCATCACCCGGTCAGGGACGTTAACGGAATATTCGTCGCTAACCAGGCGGCGAGTGTTACGAAGGCTCTCCTGCAACCCGATAAATTCCCTGCGTCCGAGGTGGTAACGCTTACCGATTTCGCTCTCGGTTGGGTTCAGGCTTCGTTCACGCCTACGTTGACGGGCCAGTATGTTCTGACCCTCACGAACCCTGCTTTCCCTACCGCCGATGGTCGGGTTACTCCTTACGATATCAATTCGACGGCTGGGTTTGTCGCTGGTCAGTCCTTGCTCACCACGCTCGACCGCGTTCGGACTCGGTTGCAGCTGGAGAAGGCAGACGGGAAAACTCCGATCGAGTCTGGAGATCCCCACCCGTTCGATGCGCTACTGAACCTGTTGATCTCGGAGGTCTCAGATTCGATACAGGAGGATTTGCAGCGCACGTTTGCCGAGGCAACGTACACCGAGTATCTGGACGGTACGGGGATCTCGGGTCTGGTGCTGGGCGTGGGGCCATTGGTCTCCATAACTTCTGTGGAGTCAGTTCAGTACGACGACGATGGAGCAGGAGGAGTAACCGAGACACTTGAAACGATCGAGCGCCATAGCTATGTGCTGGGCGGGCTCAGGAGCCAGCCACGCCATACCGGGCTCGGTAGGATCGAACGCCTCGGGCAGTCGATTTGGACGCGGGGCCCGAAGAGGTACAAGGTCGTTTACGTTGCAGGATTCGATGCGCTGCCCGAGAAGCTGGTCGGGTACGCAACCGAAGAGGTCGTGTATCAACTGATGACGAGGGAGTCGGTTCACCTTCTTTCCCAGAGCCTGGGCGATGGAACGATAGCGTTCATCCGTCCGATGCAGAGGGAGGAGTTCCGCCGAGCCATCATGTCAGCGTACAGGCTGGAGCGTGCGGCGTGACCTTTCTCATTGACATGGATCTGAAAGGCACGAAGGGCGTGCAGGAGTTATCGAAAGACGTCCAGAGGGACTTGGGCCCTTCCGGATTCCGCTCCCGTCTGAAGGATGCTGCGAAGCTAATTTTGAGGGATGCCAAGAAGCGGACGCACAGCAGTAGGGTAAAGAAGGCCATCACCAGCGAGGTCAATGTTACGTCGTCCAAGGAGTTCGAAGCCAGGATCGGAACGGAAAGGAAGAAGGCATTCTTCGCACATTTCCTTGAGTTCGGTACGTCGCATAGCAGGAAGTTTCCTTTCATGCTTCCCGCGTTGCTAGCGAATAAAGAAAGGGTCGTGAGTCTGGTCGGGAAACTACCGAGCTTGAAATGAGCAAGGGCAAGGACGTTCGAAATGCTTTGACCGTGGAGATCCAGAAGGTCACGGACATAGGTACAACCGGATCGAGGTGGCATCACTGGCAGAAGGTTCAACGGTTCCCGGCTGCGTTCACGATACTGGAGTCAGACGATAAGGAGCGCACGCCGTTCAGGTCCAAAGAGGTTACGGCGACATATCGGATCGCCACGATCATCCGAGGAGACAACCCGGAGGACGAGTTTGACGACTTGCGCGATGCGATAGAAACCGAGATCGAAGATGATCCATCGCTCGGTGGTTTGGCGCTTGATGCCTGGGTCTCGGGGACAGGGGATTTCGCTACAACCACGATCATCGCTGGCCAGGTCTACGTCAGGGACATTTTTGTCACAGTCGTTTACAGATATTCGAGAGGTTCGCCATAAGGAGCTAAGAAAATGCCGCCAGGATTCGGACGAGACAGTCACATCGGATGGGTAGAGGAAGATCCCTACGGGACGGTCGTTACTCCACCCACGAAATTCCTCGAGCCCATTGCCGAGAGTATCCGGACAATCAGGACCCGCACGCCGAGGCCGAACTTCCGTAAGCTCGACGTTGCGGAGGGCGATACCTACGACGAGAAGTTCGGAGCGGAAGGGGGTTTTACAGGGGAGATCAATTACAACGATGCCTTGAATCTCTACCTGCACGCGTTCGGAGCCGAGGTCATCGCTGTCCTTGAGGCGGCGATCTCGTGGACCCACACCTTCACCCTGACGGACCTCCTCCAGACCGCTAAGGGGCTCACGTTCTATTCGCACAAGGGCGTGGACGAGTACCAGGCTCAGGGGTGCAAGATTGATCAGTTGAGGCTCACGTTCGACCCGACGCGGAACGGCCAGCTGGAGGTGTCCATCGCCGGTCAGGACGTGGTGGGGGTTGCGTTTAGCACGCCAAGCTTCCCGGACATTGCCCGGTACGTTCCGGGCCATGCGACCCTCATGGAGATCGACGACGTTGCCAGGAATTTCGATCTCGCAGAGCTGACGCTCAACAATGCTCTGGACATTGACAAGCGCATCCTGGGAAGCAAGTCGATTGACGAGCCGGTGAGGGGTGACGGTATGAGGGAGGTCACCGGAGTTCTTACCGTCGATGCGGAGGCCACCGACTGGGATAACTTCCGGGCCGGGACTCTATTCAAGCTGGAGATCCTGCACACGGGTCCGGTGCTTGGAGCGAATAACTTCCTGTACAACCTGACGGCGCTCAAGTGCCTCCTTCTCAGCGACCCGATCAGGCTGGAGAACGCAGGCATCGTCAAGGCCGAATGGGAGTTCATGGTGCAGAAGCCTACGGCTGGCGAGATGCTGGAGCTCGTAGTCGTTAACGACGAGGAGTTCAATCTCTGATGAGTGAGAACAACGGAATCATCACGCCCGAGGATCTGATTAAGAAGGGCCGCCGCGAGGTAGAGCTTCCAAGCGGTGTGGTAGTTCTGGTCGGCAAGGTGAAGCGGGCGCACCTTGCTTACTATCTCGAATGCCTGCCTCTGATCACGACGTTTGCCAATGCTAAGAAACGTCCGGCGATGAAGTCTGAGAAGGAGATCGCCCAGGCAGAGGCTGCCGTTAACAAGGTAATCCTCTCCGGAGTCATCAAGCCGAAGCTGTACGAAGATCCAGAGGAGGGACCGACTCCAGGCGACTTCGATTACGAGGATCAGGTCGCGGTTTTCAACTCCATTCTTGAGCAGAGCGGGTTCAGCAAGGAGAAGGCCGAAGCCGCACTCCCTTTATCCAAGACCGGCACCTGATGCTGGGGCTGGACTCCATGGGGAGGCGGTACGGGTGCCGCCCTTCCCAGGTTGTCGGTGAAGAGGACGAGCACCTTGCTTTCGCTATTGACTTCTGGGCTCACAACTACGGAATCCAAGAGGAAGATCGCCTAAGGCGAGAAGCGGTGAGAAATGCCAACCGGCAAAAGAAACGTTGAAGTCGTAATCTCTGCGAAGGATAGAGCTTCGGGGGTTATGAAGAAGTTCGGCGCGGCGATGATCGGTGTCGCTGCCGCTGCCGGTGTCGCCCTTGTAGCGTTCAAGAAGTTCTCCGATTTCCTACAGCAAGCTCTCAACAACGCGATCATCCAAGAGAAGGCTGAGATCAAGCTGGCGGGTGCGCTGTCCACGCTCGGCCAGAACACGAAAGAAGTGCGCCAGGAAATGGCGCAATTCGCGTCCGACCTTCAGGACAAATTCGCTATCGCTGACGACGTAATCCTTAATGCGATGGCGAACATCGCTGGGCTCGGAGAGATTTCCGGGGAGGAACTGAAGCGAGCAACGATCGCGACGATTGGCCTTACCGCTGCGTCTGGAGACATGGCCGGGAACGCGATCATCATGTCGAAGGCCGTTGCTGGTATGGCCTCCTCCCTCGGTCGATACATTGGTACTCTCGATCCTGCTCTGAGCGAGACAGAGAAAATGGAACAGGCGTTCGGGAGGATCGAGAAGCGTCTGGGCCCTATTGCCGTGGCGTTGGGCCAGACGATGGAGGCCGCACTTAAGAAACTGAAGTTCGCCTACGGTGACGTTGTCGATGCCATTGGAATGGCTATTTTTAACACTGAAAGCTATTCAGAAACGCTGGCGTTCGCTACGGGGAAGCTGAAAGAATTTGAGCAGTTCGTAAAGGATAACAGACAGGCGCTGCAGGAATTCGGAGCAGCTTCGGCCGAGTCTGTCGCGTTGTTTTCTGAAGCCTTAATCAAGCTCGGCATCGCTACTATATTGGCCGTCCAGTCGCAGCGGGCTCTGTTTGCGATTCACTCAGGCAACATACTTGTCATCAAGGATCTGATAGCGGAGACGAAAAATCTGCTCGCACCCTTTCACCTTCTCGACGATGCTATCGATTCTCTGCAAGTGCGCCTCAAGGAATTTCGAGAGACCGCTGCGAAGCGTGACCTGGCAGGAGAGCTCGGCAACGTTGAGCAGCCTGTGGCAGCAGTGGTGGACGAGTTCGAAAACCTGAATACGATTGCCAAGGATCTTGGTTTAAGTTCGATCCCGGCTAT